TGGAGCCTTACACAGCATTAACCCTCCTATTACAATGTTATCTTTGAACTTGTCGTTCTCGATAGTTACCAAAGTAATTTCTGGATGATCCGTTGCTTTTACAGCCTCCCAACCCTCACGTAATTTTGAAGAAACATTAGTGGCATCGACTTGACCTTGTGTACTTGTTCGTATCCAACGATACGTATACCCTGGATCTTCTTTTGGAGTTGGCAATGTCTCTGGCCTTCTCCAAGCTTGTTTCCGAGTGGTAGTTTCACGTACAGTTTGTTCACGATTAATTCTATTCTCAGCCATTATTTTTTCCCCATTTCTTCTGCAACCTTTTTGGCGTATAATTCAAGCGGGACTCCAAGTCGGTTAGCGAGAGTTACTTGTGTTTGCGTTAGTCTGACCTTTTTAGGTGCTGTGCTCCGCGTAGCGGGTGCAACCACATTACTTAGCTTCGGCTTTTCAGTCTCTATTTCAGTATCCTCAAAATTCTCTGGGAACACTGTGCGCATACGAGAATCAATAGTCTCGTAGTATTCATTGGTCTGAGCGTACTCTTGACCATTTGTTTTGACAAGTTTATTATGCAACCCCAAAACGTAACTTGTCATTTCGTCATCAGTTCCAAACCACGTATTGGTTTTAGCCCATTCTGTGGCCCTTGGATCTGCGACTGGTGCAGGGGCGGTTGTCTCTACCTTTGTTTCTACAGGAGTTTCTTTCTCCTGTAAAGGAGGAAGTTTGAAATTATTTAACTTATCTGATTTAATCTTAGCAGCTGTTATGCTTTCTTGTGCTTCTACAACAGCATCTGCTTCACCAGCCTCATAAGCTACTTTGTATGCTGCTTTGGCTCTCTCAAGCTCTATATCTGCAGATTTCTTAGCCTGATCTAGCATAGCTGTTTGATTCTTAACAGTAGTGTTTTTTAACTGTTTATTTTCTTCGACAAGTTGTTTTGTTAACTTTTCAAGCTCTTGCGCTTCACGTAAGGCCGTTTCTTTTGCGCGTCTTTCATCGTGGTAGCCTTTACTGAAATGTTTGATTCTGTTTTTGACCTTATCAGAATACTCCTCAAGTTCGTCTTCAGTGACTTCAGCTGGAGGGTCAGAGGCTTTACGGCCTCTGTCAGCCTTCGGTGTATCGTCAACCACCTCAATGTCAAGCTCATTTGTATCATTATTATTTGACACTTTATTTGCATTTTTATCTTTTGCATATTCATCTTTTGTTGCCTTTCCAGATATATCTATCTCTACTGCACTAGAAGATTCTACTTCCACTTTTTTCTCTTCCTCTTCACCAGGAAATTTATACTCTACTTTTTCAAATGCCATTTTCTACTCCCTACATTGCTCTTTTAATGCCAACTGGATCAGCTATAACAGCTTCTATAGAATCATCGTTCATCAAACGATATTCTAATCCATTGACCATAAATCTTGTACCTGTGTTAGCACGGAACATAACGTAGTCCCCCTGCTTACACCAAGCCCCTGTCGGAAATCTTTCTTTGTCCGCATATGCTTGTTCACCCATATCCATAACCAGTCCCATTATAGACATTATGTGATCGAGTCTCTTAGCTGTATCTGTTTTTAGTATATTGCTACCTTCATACGTATCTTTTTGTTGAGGTAGAGCTACTAAAACACGATATCCTACAGGTTTAGGGAGTTGTGCATCTATTTCATTATCAGTTAGCACTGGCTGATCTATTGCTGGTTCAGTCATTATCTTCTTCCATTTGGTTGCGCGAGAGGTCTTCTATTAATTGNNTACTGACNTCGAGACCCCGTATCAAGCCAGTGACNTCCTTATANTGGGAAAAGTCTTTGGGACCCCCCGATGTAAGAAATTGTGTTGAAGATAACTTCTGTTCTTCTATTTGTTGTATGAGCACGTCAAAGACGGTTTTAGCCATGATGATCCTTTATTTCATAGTTTTAAGTATTTCAAGGTTTCGTTTATCTTGTTTATCTTGCTTGTCTGTAGACAGTTTAACATTTTCTTTCTGAGCATCTATCATGATCTCAGCTTTATTAATTTTAAGCTGCTCTTTCTCTTTTGCTGCTTTTAACTGGAGCTCTGCTTTCTTAACAGCTAAGTCATCAGCGTCTTTCTTAGTTTTACGCTGTACTTCTTGTGCTTTTAACTGAAGTTCTGCCTGTTGCATCTGTACTACAGGATCTTGCGCTTTTTGCTGCGCCTGTTGCTGAGCTGCTTTTTGCTCGTTTGCCTGTGTTAGTTGTTTACCTGCTTCAGCTACAACTGAGGCTAATTCTACTTCTACCTCTGGAGATAACTCCGCATTTGGTGCAGGTAATGTCACACCTAAACGCTCTTCTATTTGCTTGCGATAGTTAAACCCTAGATGTTCTGCTATATGAGCTTGTAATGATGACATTATATTTTGTGCTTGTGGATTTTGCCCTATCATTTGAGCTATCGCTGGATCTTTCATAAATGACATATGCGTTGCTATGTGTGCATCGTGATCTTGGTATATAAATGCTTTCATAGGTTTACCAACCAATGCGTTCATGTTCTCACTCACTGGATCTGCAGGTTTCATGTCCTCTTTTATAGGAACAAGTTTGTCTGCGTTCTTTACGCCTAGTACTTCAATCATCTGCCTGTGCAACTGCGGTAAGTCATATATCTGTGGTGCTTGAGACGACATCTGTAATACAGCCTGATACTGCACAACTCTTTGTGCCATAGTCGAACTGTTAGGATCGCTGACAGGTATAACCTCCACTAACGTATAATCAGCTTGTCTAGCACCAACCTCACCTCTTTGTGGTTGATATGAATACTCGGCTGGCGCGTATTCTGCTAGGAGAGTTTTGAGGAGTTTAAACTCTTGTTTCATAGCATAATGGACGCGAGCTTGTACTGCAGCCATAGGCTTTAGAGTCCGCTCAAGGAGTGCCAGCGTCGTGCCAACTGGAGCATTAGCTGACATATCTGATATGTTCATATCGCTAATTGCGCCTAGTCTTCGGCCTTCTGTGGTAATCTGATTAAGCAAAGCTAGTAATGTTTGACTAGGCTCTTTATATGGGAGTGGCATGATGTTGTCACGTATACTACCTGATGGCACGTCAACATCTTTAAATTCTCCAGGTTCTATAGGTGTGTCATCACCCTTAATACGCAGCCCACGAGATTTAAGACCTCCAGGGAGATTGGATAGTGTACCTGCATCTACAAGCTGACGTATTAAGGATGTACCCGCACGGGCGTATCCACCTATGATGTGGATAAGACCTAATCCATAAAAACCAAAACCTGGGACATACACATAATGTACGAAATGCTGTCTCTTTAATTTGAGCTCATCATCAGGGTTCCAGTTCCTACGAATAGATAATACTTCGGCAGAGCCTCGCTCAATAGTAACGACGTACGGCTTGGCAATCTCTTCGTCGGAGTCATCGATACCTTCAATAACAAGGTCGGCATGAACCTCGTATATACTGTATCTGTCGTCATTATTAAGAGAGTATCCACCCTCTTCTGCTTTTCTTTCTTCTATATCTGTATGATATGCTTGTGGCTCTCCTAAGTCTACATCTCTATAAAACTCATTTGCCTGTAATTTCTTTAATTCATTCTTTGTTTTACGCATTATATGAGTAACACGTTCTGCTGTCTCTACGTGCGAGGCCCCATAAGGTACTACCACGTCCTCGGCAGGTATATACAAGGCAACTTGTCTACCTAAGTTTGGATCATAATATACTTTTTTAAAGGCAGAACCTGCTAAACCCAAACTATAAAGGAGGCGTTCATGTTCGGGGCGATATTCAACCATATTCTCAGTGAGCTCATAGTTCATATCAGCTTTGACGCGGGTTGCTGCTTCGTCTTTTTCCTTAGTTTCCTCGCCAAGCAGCTTCGTCTTAACAGGTCCTGCGGCGGGAAACGTTTCACTCATAGTCTCAGCCTGAAACCTTATAGCGGCTTCTGCTAGTACAGTAGAGTATACACCACATGCACCTTCCCAAGGCTCTGTACGTTCTTCATACTTGAACCCTAAAACATCTAAACCTTTTACGTAAGTATCTGCCCAGTCTTTACGGCTATTAAGATCCGCATCCACTAAGTCTATAATATCATCAGACAACACAGACAATTCTTCGTCTTCCATTTCTTCGGCAATGTTTGCGTTGAATCCACCTTTCTTAGTATCTCCTCCAGGAATTATAGTAACTTCTACGCTGCCATCATCCAGTGTGACCATATCGGGATTTACAATTTCAATCTCTAAAGCTTCCGCTTTTTGGGACTCTTCTTCTATTCCTATTGGAGCAGGACTCAAACCTTTTTCTATTGCCATTAGTAGTATCCACTTCCTCTACGTTTAAAGTATACAGTATCTTCTGGTTCGTCACTTGGTAGTCTTATAAACCCACCCTGTCGGAAACGCATTAATGCCATAACAGTTGAGTCAACCAAGTCATCATGACTCATAAATGGAAATCCTGCAATCTCTTCTATAACTTCTTCTGCCCACCTAGTCTCTGGGACCCAACATAATCCCGATGCTACAATATCAGATACAGAGTTTAATCTTGCCAACTTATCACCTGACCCTCTGTGAGGTGTGTATTCCTGCACGGGTAATCCCATACGCCTCATTTCTTGGTATAACGCAGTACCTGAACTTTTCTTCTCCACTATGAACGCGTCTGGCTCCCATTCTGCATATTCTTCCATAGCCAATTCTTTTAGCTCTGGGAACTCCATACGCTTTTTTATACTATTTAGCAATATAATATTATATGCGTCAAGATCTTCGTTAAGA